TTTGGGGTAGTAGAGACCTGTTCCTGTAGCGGTGTCTGCCGCTACTGCTGGTATGAGGTACGCCAAGGGAGAAAGATCACAAGTACGCCATACCATAACAAGGGTGAAAGCAATAACCACAATGTTTATGATGAAGACCACAACCATAATCTTTTTTGAAAACTCCGCATGGGGTTTCTGCTTCCGTCTTCTCCTGCGCCTACTCATTAGAGCTTCTTTGTGTAAGCAAGAGAAATCCAACCAGCCCCGGATTTCAGCTTACCCCAACCGTCTTTCTCAGCAACAATGGTGTAAACTCCTTTGTCCCTAATAGAGCCGCTTACGGCATAGTTCGTACCTGCGCCCTTGCGTATATTCAGAGCAGAAGTTGTAACCTGCACCTTGTACGGTTTGAAAGCGGTAGGCTTGTCCTTTTCCCAAACCACATCACCTTCATCATCAAATACCTTATAGCCGGGGTTTGCGTCAGCCTTTGCTTTGGCATTTTCCAGCACAGAGTATGCACCTATCTGACTCTTAGCGTCAGACCAACTCCTACGCACTCTGTAAAGCATTTTCTTTGTCGGGTGGACGATTACACCACCAGAAGTATTACCTCCCTCAGAGAGCCGCTGAGTGACCTCTGCGGCGAGATTTCCGAGCCTTGTATAGAGCCAATCACCCGGACAGGCTTTATTTGCGAACCAGCGGTGTACAGTGAGTACCATTTCGTCACTCTTCGGGATATAACTGAGGGTCTTGTTCTTGTCACCGAGCCACAAGAGCTTGCGCTTGCCGTTACGCTTGCAAATGTCAACGCAGAGGTTCACAAGAGACTTGTAAACATTACTGTTCATAGCGTAAGGGTGTGTCTTATCGGACGCACACTCGATGGTGATTGCTCTCTGATCGTTGGCAGGGCTGGAAGAACACCAAGAACGGTTCTTCTCCTCAACACAGAGAGAAATCTTTCCATCATACCCGATACCGTAGTTACAGCTTGCTCCCCTTCCGGCAGGGAAACAGGCGCAAATACTCTCTGCTGAGAGCTGTCCCACAACGCAGTGAGGGGTGATACGGTCAATACTATGAGTTCTCTTGCCAGAGTGGTTCGGTGATAGCTTGGTGTATTTCACCAGTGGACTATTTGTGTAAGCCATCTTTATTCCTCCTTTACGAGAGGTAGCTTGTCTACCTCCTTCATGATTTTTTCAGCAGTGCCGTTGCCACCTAATTCACGATAAGGAAGATACAAATAATCATGGAGATTTTCGTAATCATCCTTTGTGATAGCTCCCTGTTTTATGTAACAAGAGCCAAGGTAACAAATGCGGTCGTGTCCAAGCCCTTTGAGCATTTTCGCTTGAGGGTTGTCCTTTTTATCTTTTCTCTGAATGAGAAAAGTAAGGAACGCCCAAAACCCGGTACTTGCAAATACCGCACCCACAATGCTAACTATGAGTGTCATTTCAGAAACCATGTGTATTCTCCTTTGTGTTACACCGAGGTGTAACCGTATTTTTTCAAAACTTCCATAACAGCAGGTGTCAACACCTTCTTGAGCTGACCGTAAGGCAACTTCATGACTTCCGTTACGATAATGTCAAGGTCGGTTGCTTTTTCATCGGCAATATCAATTTCTTTCTTGCGCTTGATAGCGGCGATTTCCCATTTACGCATTTTCCTTCACCCCCAAAATTTCCAGTGCGGCTTTCATGTCCTGTACAATACTTGCACCCTCATTTACTTCAAGGGTTCTGCCAGTGACAAGCCAATCGGTCATATTCGCCTTAATGTCCGCTTCCAGATCGGAACGCTCCGGCAGAATGAAGGTGTATTCGTCATACTCGTACATCGTCACAGGCTGTTCGCTGACTTCATCGGTGATTTGCAGAGTGTTGATGTTTTCACGAACACGCACCTCCACATACCCATCCATAGGATGATAGGGTTCAATATGAAGCACACCGGGCGAGACATTTCCTCTTACTCTCATTACTGATTACCTCCTTTAGTTTTTGAATATTTACTGTGTCATAATATTTCTTTTTCAGACCATTTGAATTTGTGTGCTTGAAGCACGAACAGCGAGACATGAACCCGGAAGCAATTTTGTATGATACCGGGCGATTTCGACCCTGTAGTTTCTGAATATATCGGCTTTGTCGCATGAGAGCCAACGCTCGTCTTTTGCGAATAGTGGTGAAACCAATACCAAAACATCTACCAACAAAGTCTATTTTCCTGCCTTTCGGGTGCTTTCTATCAGTGCTACTTCGCTGAATACGAAACAACTGGTAGTCGTGTTTGATGTTCATACCAAGCTCATGCACAAAATCGCAGATGTCATACAGTGCTTTTCGCAGTTTTCGCTTGTTGTTATCCACCAAAACCAAATCATCGGCATAACGCACATAATATCGGATATGGTGTTTCTGTTTGATACGATAGTCCAGCGGTTGTAGGAAAAACTCTGCCAGCCAAGGGGAAGTATAATTCCCTATCGGCAGTCCCGGCTTATGGGAGTCAATGACCGCATAAATCAATCGTAGTGCTTTCTCGTCCTTGATTTTCTGTCTCAGACGAGCTTTCAGTTTATCGTGTGGGATTGAAGGATAGAACTTACTTATGTCCATTTTTACGCAATATTTAGCGTGTTTCTTGTCCCTCATAGTAGCTTTCTCAACGCCCTTGCAAGCAAGGTCAATACCCCTATTCGGGATATTGGCACAACTCCAATGGTAAGACGATTTCTCAATAATCGGCTTTAGGATTTGTATGATTGCATGATGGGCGCACTGGTCTGGGTAGAAGGAAGGGATTTGAAGTTCCCTCTCTTTCCCGGACAGACCATCTTTGATGATACGGCGTGTATAAGGTGTGAGGAAGTCTATCCGAACCAATCTCTCAGACAGATCGTTTGCATAGTAGTCCAAGTTATCCAAAATGTGTTTTACTTTTTCTCTGTTTTTCTTGCGCCGAGAAGCATTTAGGATAGCTTGTCTGCAATTCTCTACTGAAACCACCTGTTCGTATAGGAAACCAATTCTTTTCATGCTTTTGTTTCTTATGGGGCTTTCGAGAGTGAACCTACTAACCCCATCCCTCCAAACAATTTTTTACCAATGGGTACGGCGAGACAGTATTTTAAGATTTCGCAATTTAACAAAAGTAGGCGAGAGCCAATGTTCGAGTTCGAATTGGACGAAGTGTTGTTCAAATTCGCATAGAACAGACCGCATTTCGAGCCATTATTCCAATTACCGCCGTGTTGAAACACTCGCTTTACTGTTCGCCTTGTTGACTTATAAGTTCAATTTCTTCATCGTGTATAGTTCACCCACTTATGTGGGGGAGAAAATCCCCCACACCCCCTTAGGAGGGGATATAAAGCAGGCGAGAGCCAATGCCCGAGAGCGAACCGGACGAAGTGTCGTTCAAAACCGCATAGAACAGACCGCAGCCCGAGCCAAAACTCCAATCACCGCCGTGCCGAAACACTCGCCAACCTGTAGAGGTGTACGCATAGTCACAGAAGTGTGTGGTCTCACTACCACCGCTTGTGGCAATAGGAAGAAAGACATGGGCGTTTGCTCCTGTATCAAGACCTTCTCCTGTGATATAACCATTAAGATTTGTAGGTGCTTTGAAAGAGAGAGCAGTGTAGCCAGTGGAAGTATCGTCAGCGTATTTTGACTGATCGTTGCACACATAATATGTGCCGTTGTTGACATTTACACCATCAACCCACTCGTACACATTACCCCAAATGCCCTCAATGCCACGATAGATTACATCAACCTTACCGTCTGTTCCAGCAGGTCTACCAGTGAGACCCGGCACATTGTTGCAAGAACCTGTCTGCAACGCACCGCTGTTACCGTCACAGTAACCACGACCAATGACCTTCTGTGTGTTGTTGTCGGCATACTCAACCAACATGAGCATTTGAATAGCGGAGAGAGCGGCAACATCCATCAAGCTCCAACCTGCGCCCTTAGACTTGGCGTTGTTACGCATAACAGCTCGTGTCTGATTTACCTGCGGACTTGCCCCGGACACTGACCTGTTATTACTGGAAGTCTTGTATGCTCCAATATAGGCATACTCTCTTTCCTTACCATTGTGGGTAAACAGAGGGTGTACCTTGAAGCCGCTCTTAGGTTTGTCTGCGATACGGATATGCTCGATGTTTCCACTGCGGTTGCGCTGATAATAGAACTTAGGGATTTTTACCATCACATCAGAACCAATGTTTTCACGAACAATTCCCTTCCAAGGCATAACCTTATCGAAGTCACTCTTACCTGCGCTTGTGCCAATAGAAGCCTTTGCAGTCATACCAACTGCCATATCAGTTCTTGCCCATGCCGGGGAGGAAGCGGTAATATCTCGGCTGATACCGAAGATTTTTACGAAAGACAACTCAATGCTTTCACTCTGTCCACTCGATGTGATGGAAACCTGCTTGCTTTCGCTTTCAGCTCCTTGCGTAGCCTTGATAGTCCAAGTACCTACCTTGTGTACCTTGAATTGGTGTCTACCAGTGGTAGAAGGTGCGGTATAGACCGTATCATCAAGGGTACAAGTAAGCGTAGCCCCAGCAGGATAGGTGACATCAATGGTCGCAGTGAAGAAGTAATAAGTTGCATTATATTCGGTGGTTGCACCAGCTACGGAAACCTTCGGAGAGGTGTTGTCCGGCTTACTATAACCATCTGCCGCACCATATTCGATGTGATAGGTGTCACCGATAGGAACTACGAAAGAAGCGGTTCTCTTGGACGCTGTGAGTGTCACACTCTTAGTAGCGTTACCGTTTGTTTCATCCACACAGGTGACATTTACGCTGGTGAAAGACGAAGGATCGTCAATCGTGATGGTAACATTTGCAGTCTCTCCATCCGCAGGAGAAGCAACCGCCCTGTTTCCAGCATTGGAAGACAGATTGTATACTCCTTGGGTGGAATAAGGAAAAGCCGAGAAATAGTATTTCCTACCTTCCACAAGACTGTTTACAACAAACTCAGTAGTTTCATACTTACCGAGCACCTTGTTATCCACAACCAGTGTACCGTCAGAAGGGCTTGCCGGGTAATCAGTTTCACTCATTCGTACCATGACACCACCGACAGAACAGAGCAGGTTTCCTGCACTATCATAGCTATCGGCAGGTTCTAAGAATTTCAGACCAACACTGGTCTTAGAAACAGAGAACGCCGTAAACGCTCTCATGTTGTTTGGGGCTTGACCTGTTTTCTGCAACAGGCTATCTACAACCCATTTTGCTTCTGCCCAACTCATTATTTAACATCCTCCTTTATTGTCGTTCCGTCAGCACCGAAGGTTACTGTCTTTGTGAGAGATACAACATCACCCTCATAGAGCTTTTGAATGATGGTGTTTTCAGAAACGAAAGTAGTCTCGATTTTCTTTGTGCCGTATGTCTCAGTAATGGTTTTTCCATCTTTAGAAAACACAGTGTTACGAGCTTCAAAACCGTCCGTTTTGGTGTCCAGCTTTTCAATCTGATTTTGCAGGTTTCCGGCAACATCCTGTCCAAGCTGGTTTTTGATAAAATTGAACCATGTGTTGAACAACTCTTCTTGCTGATTTTCAAATGTGGTGATTTCCTGTCGATAATCCGTTTTGATGGTCTCAACCACCTTATCACCCTCGACTTTCAGATTATCCACATACTTCACAAATTCCTGTTGAGTAGTAGAAGCACTATCTTCGAACAAGCCTTTCTGAGTGTTGAAATAATTCTGAAAAGCGGTGTAAAGGTCAGTTCCATTTTCCACCATAGACATGAGCGTGTTTAGAGCTTCGTTCATTCGGTTTGCTTCTTTCGCACCGAAGAAAGAGTTTTCCTTGTTTGTATACACTGTCACATCTTGGAAAGATACAGTACCGTCCGGGTTGTTCACCGTATTGTACTTTTTCAGACCATTCCAAACAGCGTCAGTGTAATTTACAGGTAGCAATTCCCAAGCCATTTACAGGTCTCCTCCTTTCATTCCAAAATTCCATGCAAACATTCGTCTCCCTTCAATCTCGTTCGATAATTTATCGTAGAGATCGAGAATAGCTCCTTCCAATCTGTTGAGTTCGTAGAAGTCCATAGTGTTTCCATTATCAACATAAATGGGTGGAGAACCATATTCCATACGCAGGGAGCGATTGTTCACTGTTTTTAGATTTTCCTCAAGCTGATTGATTTCGTCAGCATAAAAGTAATCAGCCGGGGTTCGGTCAACACCGAGGAAAACGATTGAAAATTCGTCATAGAGCTTGATTGCCATATTGCGAAGATGGTCGAGATTGTTTTTAATGCGGTTGAAATCAGTTGCATTAAATCTATCCCCGATATAATTCCCCTCAGAGTCGGTAGAACCATGCCAATCTATTTTAGGATTTATCCAAGCCATAACTACCCTCCTATCCTTCGAGCAGTGACCTTGCCCGAGAAACTTTGATTGAACCCAAGGGTCTGACGATAAATGTTCACCTTCATGTCGTCATGGAACTCGTTTTCTTGATAAACAATATCGTTCACATCAATTTCCGGGTTTCCTCTTGTGTTGTACTCATATTCAATACCAGATTTGTAATACGCACCAAGCCATTCGGCAAGGTCTGTAGCCATCTGAATATCAGACATGAGAGGGTTTTCCCATTTGATTGTTTTCCCTCGGTTGTTGAGCGTTTTAATAGCGTACTGCTCAACGATTTTGTAGCGATAGCCGAAGATTTCCAAACGGTACTTTCCGGCTACGCTATATTCGACCTTCACATAGTAGTTGCCCCAATCCACAATCGAGACACCACCTGCGGTATCTTGCAGGGTTGCTCGGAAATTGTAGGAAGGTTCACCAATGAAGAAGGTTTGCACATCACCTGCTTTTACATTGACTTCCTCACTGACAAGGCTCTCCTCCTGTGTACTATTCTGATAGCTGTAACAGGGGACGATAACCTCTTTCACAAGTTCCTGCTTGATTGCTTTAGGGGAAGAAGTCATATCATTACGAGTCATTGTGAAGCTGGTAATATCACCGAAACTGAAATTGTTCAGCACAATACGGTTGAACGGTTCAGCCGTTTTTGTGAACTCAATCGTCATGGTGTCGAAATCGTAGAACTCATTATGAAGAACCGTTGTTTTTTCAATCTCGTTTTCCCCAACTTCGTACTCGGTAACGAGCTGACCGTCATTATATGTGCGGATGGTGAAAGCCGCAGGAAGCGCATTTCCGAAATCAAACCTTGCGCCGTAGTACATACTTGCGACTTCCTGCTTGATTGTCACCACGGGGTTACTACTGAATACACCCTGTTCGTTGGATATTTCAGCAGATACAAAACCTGTGTTGAGAGTGCCTTTCCCATTACGAGGTAGGAAGTACATCGTACCGTCTGCCGTTGTATAATTGGTAGACAGAGTAGCGTATTCGTCCTTTTTCGAACCATCCATGATGTTTGCGATATGGGAATAGCTTGCTTCCGTTTTTGCGCTTGCGCTTGCTTTAGGCACAAAAGACGATTTGATCTGAATAGTACCATGTCTTGTCTGAGACAAAACGCAACGACAAGCGTTGGCAATAATCTGTAGTGCTTCCTTGTGCTGTACCCTTGGGATAGGGTTCTTTGTAAACAGGTTTTTCAACTGAGGGTCGATATAATAATCTGTAAAACCAGCGTCTTTCAGAACCATTTCAGTCAGCGCAAAGTAGCTGACACCACTGCTGTTGTACATACCTCTGTAGAACTCCGAGTCCATGTTTCGGAAGATGTCTTGACAACGAATTGTAGCCGTATAATCGTCCGACTCCCACTCGGAACACAACAGGCGATTTCCGATTATCCATTCAACTTCCCCTGTGTCCGGGAGTTGGTAGCCGTAGTAGATTTCCATTTCCTGTCCAGTTTCAAGGAAGTTGATTGCGGATTTCGGATTGTCTACATTAAAGTAGTGGTCGTAGTTTTTTAGCTGTACAGTGAAGTCAATCTGAGGAACATCTGCACCGATAGGCGATACATAGCTTTCAAGAGAAGAACTCATAACATCTTGGTTGTAGTACACCAGTCCATATCCGAAACGGATGGAATAAATGCGGAGTCTGCTCTGAGGGTTTTTCATGCGGTACACTACGAGCTTTACCTGCGTAGTGTTTGTCAGAACTTCTTCGGTGGTAAATACAGCCGCCGTATTATTTCTGAATTGAATAACTTGTCCGCTACTACTCACCATATCGAAGTCAACAGGGTAATTTTCTCCGAAATTGATTGTAATTCCCTTGAAATCAGTAGCAACGATGTTCAAATTGATTGTCAGCTCAAAGATTGCTTGAGATACGAGTTTTTCACTGATAAGACCTGTATCAAGGTAGGAGTTCGAGAGGTTCTTCCTTGGTAGGAAGAACATCGAACCATCAACCTTGGTAAAATTTTCTTCAAGGGTTGCGTAAATCGTATCATCACTCTTTTCGCCAAAGATGTTTTCGGTGTTTGTGTAATACGCAAACTCGCCCTTTTCGATTTTTGCTTTTGCCTGTGCCTCTTGGTTTACGAGTCCGAAAGAGATCATGATATAGGCTCTCTCTCGCAGGGAGGACTTCATGCTTTTCTTATACGCTTTTGAGACTCTTTGCATGATTTACCTCCTTACTCTCCACAGTCAATCAAATTCACCTTGCAATTTCGGTAGTGGGTAGGTTTTCCGCTTTTATCGACCCAATACGGTTCAGCCGTTCTGTCTCCGGGGTACATTTTGATTGTCTTCCGGGAATTAGATACAGGGTCAACAAAGGTTACATATACGAAGAAACCACTGAGCGCACTCAGTATGCGACTCCACTGTTCAGCGGTGAGCCAAGACCACTCAAGACCATCAATCTTGTACTGATCTCGACCCACACGCTGACCTACTACTGCACCGTTGGCATTTCTGCCAGCGTCCACTACCGTTGTCACGATAGGGTGTACTCCTCGCTTCGGAGGAGGTAGCTCATAACCGTTTATGGCAATATAAGACATTACCTTACCTCCTTTATCTTACAAATACATAGCCGTTGGCTTTTCTCTGTGTGGTTACAGCGTCAGATACGGTACGGTTGCCAATCTGAACAACGGTCTGTTCGTTCTTATCAGCCTGTCTACGCATATCATCTGCCATTTGAGTCAGAGTAGGCTCGACATACTCACGATAGAACTCTTCCATACCTTCCTTAAACCCGGTCACAGGATAATTCCTTGTGGTTGTGACATCAGCAGATACAGTCTTGGCAAACGAGTCACTGCTGTAATACCTCAGAGCAGAGGTATCAACGGCAAAGCTCATTACAGGGCTTACACTGGTGAAAGATTTCACCCAATCAGCCACAACGCCGTTTGTGGACTTACCAAGATTTGCGATACCAAGGTTATAGCCGAGTACCGTATCACCAGCAATCCCTTCAAATACCCTCGAAGGGGAATGGGAGTCAAGCTCTTGCTTAAATGCCGCAATAGCGTCACTCGCCCACTTCTGCATATAACGGCGAGAAGTGTCATACAGATCACTGATACCAGAGTTAAATCCAGATACAACATCCCTTGCAATATCATAGAATACACTGCGAGAAGCCTTTTCACTGAACCAATTCTTTACATTGCTTGCCCATGTCACCATGCTTGTTTTAGAAGCATTGGAGGACTGCGAGATACCGTTTCCGAACCCACCTACAATGTCCTTGGCGTAATTCTGGAAGGTTGTTCTGTTGATTGCGCCGAAACCATTACCTGTGAACCACTGTTTGATGTTGGAAGCCCATGCGGTTACACTCGACCTCGAACTCGGATAAGAACTCGACACACCTGTATTAAACCCGGATGTGATGTCCTTTCCGTAATTTTGGAAGGTAACACGATTGATACCGCCAAAACTGCTCTGTGTGAACCAGTTCTTCACATTACTTGCCCATGCAATCATAGTAGATTTGCAGGTTTCGGCACTGCTCGTCACGCTGGTCTTGAACCCATTTACGAGTTCCTTTCCGGCATTACTGAAATCAGAAGATTTGGATTTGATACCATCAACGAAACCAGTTACGAGCTTTTGACCGACTTCCTTCATGTTCACGAACATTCCAGTGGAGAGGTTCACATTACTGTTTGTAAGGCTTTCCATTTCAGACAAGAAGCCCTTGTACTTGCGTAGAAGATTGATTGCAGTTTGCAGTTCCGGGACAGCTACTCTTAGCTTCTCGTTTAGGTCACTCGTCTGATCGGAAATGTCTTCAACATCAGAAGCCAGTTTGTCAATCGGGTCTGCTGTAAACCAACCAACGATTGTATCAATAGTTGCAGACAAACCAGCGATAGCACTGTGTTTGGTATAGTCTACGACTTCACCAGCAAAATCACCCATGAAATCAACGAAAGAGGACATATCAGAGGTGAGGGTCGGTAGCTTCTCGTTCAATCCTCGCAGTGAAGGAGCGAGCTTATAATTCAGCTCGTCCGCAACATTAACAAGGCTTTCGTTGAACAGAATGAACGCCGCCGCAAGCTCAACAAGAATAGTTGTGCCAAGCCCAATCGCTACAGGGAGCAATCCTGCGGACGCTACAGTAGCCGCCCCAAGAGCCGCAGTCACAACGCCGATACCCACAAGCAAGCCAGTACCTATTCCAATACCTGTGGCAATCGTTTCACCGTTATTGAGAACAGGTTGCCAAGCCTTTCCGATTTCGTCCAAGCCCTTACCGATTGCCCAAATTTCAACGATAAACAGACCTGCGGCAACACCAAGTTCAGCCAAAATAGCTGTACCGATACCGATGTTGATAGCCGCTGTTTTTCCTACAGAACCAAGTGCGTAGGTTGCACCACCAACACCAGCCAACAAGCCAGTACCGACACCGATTGCGATTGCCACTGTACCGGCGTTCTCAATTACAGGTTGCCATGCGTCTGCCGCCTTACCAAGTTCCCAAC